GGTACCTCTCATATTCTAGTTTATGTTGAAATAAAATATAAGCTCAATAGAAATTTCTTTCTATAAAAGGTACAAGTGATGTGATCGATCGCGGAGAGAGGTGTATGTACTGATGCCCACTAGGTATATCCTCTTTGTTCCTCTGATCAATTTTTATGGTGACTGTACTACCTTAACGTACAGATAATTATTGAATCATTAAGTTATTTCGTAATAATGTATTGTTTTCAAGATTGAAAGAAGTTGCTACTATTCTTTCAATCGATGACCCCGGAACTGATGAAGAATGGGTGGTATAGAGCAAGGGTTAACCCGCAACCATGGGTATACTATGGCGAATCACGAGAGTCTGAAAGGCGTCTATATCATATGCGAATCAGCTAGGGTGAGTCAGCTCTAGTATCAGAGTTAATAAGATACGCACTCCGGCGCCCCCTCAAAGGAGTATAAATAAATATTTACACTATATTAAACAAAAGATGAGTCGGCATCTATAAAATAGCTAATATAAGCACACCCAGAATTGCGCCACCTAGGGCGGGATTGAGGTGTATAGCTCAGTTTCGGCGTAAATCTATACTAAATCAATCTAACTAGGACCAAACTGCCCTTAGGGCTACAAGAATATGGAAACTTTACAAAATCAAGAAACAATACAAAACAACAACAACAACCAAAAAGCTCAAAATCAAGCTCAACCAATCGAACAAAAGAAAGAAGATATCACTATTACGACCACACATGGTTTAAATGATAAAATCGCTTTTGAAAGTTTATTATATGATAACCCAGCTATGCGTACAAGTCAAAAAGCTGCTCAATGCTTTTATGGCGTTTTAAGTGATGAAAACATTTCTAATATGGTTAACTTCTTATTAAATGGAAGCGAAACTGTACCAGCTAACCCAGAATACATTAGTGTTAACATAGCTAGTTTAGGTACGGACTACGTGTCTGGTGGCCGCCCAAGCACAGGTAATGGTACTCTAATCTCAAGCTCAACTAGCTCACAAAAGAGTGCCAAGTCAAATAGAATGACATTTGTTGATGGTGGTTATAAGTTCATGGCTACAGATGAAGGTATGAGTGGATTAATATCTAAAAGATTGGAAAACGATCTTGGTCAACAAACTCAAGGAGCAAATTATGTATTCAGGTCAAACGACTATGTTTCTATAGATGTTGCTGCGAGATTAGCGATTGACGGTAAGTCTAGAGTATGTAGAACTCTTGAAGTAATAAATGAACTTTACTACAATATGTATCCTACTGTAGAAACCTTTACCTCATTCCAAACTCAAACGGTCCAACATCCAACATTCGTATTTGATTTCGAAGATTATAATACTACTGCTCTTCAACAATGGTTAGACAAGATACCAAATGAACAAATATTAGTTATTAATGAAACTAAACCTTATGATGCTGTTGCTGCCATTGGTAGAATGTTGAACAGTCATAGAGGATTCATTGCTACCAATAAACCTATTATCTTTTTCTTGAGTAATTGTCGTAATCCACTTAAATCTTCTAGATGTGTCATCAATATTGATGGTTACATTATGAATGATCAAACAAAAGCTAGATTCCACGATTACAACAGATTGCCGGTTATTTGCCAAAGATATTTAGGTCTTATCAACATCACTTACTATGATTATTCTATTGCTGAGATCTGTATGGATGGAACCATCAGTGATAGCAGATCTTTTATCCAAAAGACTAGTAATGCCAATGCTAATTATAAAAACACTGTTGAATATGATGCAATGACATTAGGTGCTTCCATTGATCCACCAAGCTTTGGTAACTATTCTATGTCTACTCAAAAGTTTGTAACGAAAGATATATTCACAGCTCTTTGCTTCTTAGCTGAATACGAATACAATGTTTGTACACCACACGGCGATTGTGATTTTGCCTTATCTAAATACGTCAGTGGATCAGGTCGCAGACCATATGGTATTGTAACTTTACCAGTATGTGATTGGTTAATTCGTGTTGCTCAAGATAAGAAAATCATAGAACCAATTGTCAACAAAACTCATAAATTAAATAACAGAAACGTACTTGCTCAAAAGCTTAAGATTTTTGCTAATTTTAAAGCTGGCAGATTACTCAATTGTGTATCTGAAGTTTTTGGATCATTGAATAACTTAAGTCGTTTCCGCAACCTTGGATTAATTGCTGGTGTTACTCATTTAATTGACGCTCAAAACGTAGGTATATATGATGGTGAAACCTTAATTGGATTAGTCGCTCACATTCCATTTGATCCATTAGCTACTGATGGTATATATAATATTAGTTTAACTCCAACAGCTACTGGCTCTTTTGCTAACGGCTCTACCAATACAACTGATATTATTATATCTGAATATGCCCCGATCGCTTCTTACTGGAGAATCGATTTATTTGGTGACCCGGTTAAGAGTGATGTAAATGTGAAAAATGAAAGATGGGATCCAAGTATAAGTGCTGGTTTCAGACCAATTGATCATGAAAGATATGTTGTGTCCACAAATATTACTAATTTCGGTTATTGTTCATACCGTTTCGATAACTCTGGTGGCTATAATCAAGTTAAATTAGTATTTGAAAGTTTATACAATGGGGACAACAAGTTAACAACCTCTGGAATTTGCCAATTACCATCATTCTTATGGAAAAAGGACAGCTTTGCTGACATAAGATTTAGACCATCTAGTTATGGCATTGTTAATGGTGTTTATCCAATAATGTATTCTCACCAACATCTTTCTCAAGTCTATGATAATGGTTCATCAGACTCATGGGAAGATGTCCTTTTTGCTTAAGGTGGGAAAGAAACATTGATGTAAGTGATACTTTTGATTTAAAAAGTATCGCTCACTTACCAAAGGCTAACTTTATATCTGTTCGACTTAACACAAAAGATCGACAACCTTGTGTCAATGATTTGGAATATTCACAAGAAACTGTCGAGAATTTGGACTTATTAAACAAATATATTAGAAAGTACTTTGGTAACAAACAGCCTAGCACACCTGCCTCTGAACATGATCGATTGATTAAGGATATTGATTTATCTGAAGTTGATAATAGATTATTGCGATTTCCAGACTATAAGATAATTAAGCATTATCATTGGTTAGGTCCTAAATATGATTATATCTATTCATTCACTAGACATTTACTCCCACCTAAAATGCAAATTGGCCTAGACAACATAATGAGAGCTTTATCTTACAATATGACCGAGTCATTTCTCCTCACTGAGTTGAAAGATTTCGGGACATTTTTGTTAGAAAAAGTCATTAACCAAAAGGAGGATTTGTATTTATACACATTTGTTGAATTACACTATGTATCTGGTTATGATACTTACCACCATAGAAGTTATAACATGTTTAAGGATACTAAGCCTTTCCTAGTTGGTAGATATCTCAATAAAGAATATCAAGAAAGATATTATAAAAATATTCGAGATACAATTGATCTTATGCTCTTAAAGGTAAATAATCATGCTAATTTCAAAGATTGGTTAAAATATAGGGATAATTGGGCTATTATGGGTTCTTGTAACATTGGAAAGAAAATGACAATTGAAACACCAGGATTCGATAAAGCTTCAAAAATTAATAGCAAATTCACTAATACATGCTTATATAGTGATGATCAATTATACAAATTGTGTACAAGTTACCGTCCACATGAGATTAAACCATTTTTAAAAAGTGATGAAAGTGCAAAGGCCAGAATCGTACTTGGTTATGATACTATTAGCTACATTCGCTGTTGCTACCTAGAGTCATTAATTGAAAATTTTAACGGTTCACAAACTTGGACAAGTGTCGGTTTTGATCCTAACAAAATGTTTGACGTAAGAGCCAGATTTGATCAGGCATTCGATGATCCAACTGAGATCTTGATTTGTACTGATCAAAGTGCTTTTGATCAACATCAATATAAGGATGCATTCATTTACGCTTTCGATTACTTGGCCACAAGAATTGGAAAAATTAATAAGGATGCCAAGATGATACGTGACCTAGAAATGTATGGTTTAGCTCATGCTTATTTCAACATTAACGGGAAGAAAGAACCTTGGAGAAATGGACTATGTTCAGGACACAAATTCACTGCTCTCTTAGGTAGTGTTCTCAATCGCGCTGATACTTTAACTGCAGCCGATATTTCTGGACAAAGAGATTATATTAAATATTGCATTTTTCAAGGTGATGATGCTACTCTAATTTGTAATAAGAATATAGATAAAGACAAATTTTTGAAAGCTTATAATCAACTTGGTATGATAGTCAATCCTATGAAAACATGGTACTGTGATACTCGTACTGAATATCTCCACCAGACTTATGTAAAAGGTCAAGTTTTTGCTTTACCTACCAGAAGTGCCTTAGGAATGATCTTTAAGGATCCAACTTCTAGTCGTGAAATTCCTGATTCATATTTCCAAAGTATGATTTCAAATTTCAATCAGGCTGAGAGAAGATCATTATATGTTCGTCCACTATTGTACTACTTCTGCAAGAAACAATTCGAAAAGTTTGGTTCACAGAAGATGAAGCATATTAAAGACTACCTACACACGCCAAAATGTGTTGGAGGTGGTGGCTTTGTTCCATATACTAATAGGAAGAACTATCTTGCTTTTGATTGCTTAAAACAAAAGATGAACAAGGATCTGAAGTCTAAAATCACCAGCAATTATAATTATCAAATTCCTGGTGTGAATGTCTCTGATTATATATTGAAACACGTGTATGATCATTTGCCAGCTCCAAATATAAAGTCGACATTTGTATTGAAGCGAGTCAGCAGTGCTAAAGATACGGTTAGTAAGAATGGTCGATTAGTTAGATACCCGTCAAACTATACCACTGACTTAGCAGATAATACCCAAAGGTGGCTTCAGCATGTTCGTGAGTTAACATCTGAAGCTTCACCTTTTCAAGGAATCTCTGTTACAAAATATTCAAAATCAAGAAAATTAAAAGATTCTTTTGATATCTGTGATTCGTTTAGTGATTGGTTAAAAGACACTAATATAAGACAGGAATTTAGAACGGTACATGATAGACTTATCAACTCTTATGTACAGTCGAAACGTTCTATAAACCTATTTGTTTCTGTTCTGAATTATTATAAATTGTCGTTATTACGTACAAATATGGAACTTCGGAACTATGTGACAAATTATCGATTATTCTTCTAAATTTTTCTCTTCTACTTTGTTTTTGACTAACGGGCACACAGGCTATACAAACCTTAAGCAAGTTTGTTAATCCACAATCCTGAAATCAATAATAACATTATTACGAAATCTACTGAAAACTTTTATAATTATAGGAAC